TATTCATTTATCGTATACTGATATTTTTTATATGGTCGGTATATATTCCCATTTTAATGTTTTGCACATTTTCTTCCAAATAACATCTTGTTGATATAATTTTTCTTTTGATTTTAAGAGTGGAAAATATTTTAAGTATTTATCTTCGCTTAAAAGTTCACAAAATTTATAGAGCACGTAAGAGTAACTTAAAAAATTTTTACGTTCCGTCGGACAATTATCATCGAACGGTTTTTGTATATCCTTGAACATGATTCGTAATTTTTCCTCAAGTTCCTGTGGCATTTTCGGCGGTGATAAACCACTTAAAATATTTGTTATGTAAGGTACGTGTTCGTAATACTTATTAAGTTTAAGTTTTTTTAAGAGACTTCGAACTCGGGCGTGTGTAATTTCTTCAACTATTTTTATTTTTATCTTTTTCAATTCGTTTCGTAATTGTTCTATAACCTCGGTGGGTATATTAGTAGTTTCTTGTGCCTGAAACTGTGATAACCATTCATTAAAATGATTTTCTCTTTTATATGAATAATTTACGATTTTTTCGGAAGTTTCTTGTTCTTCTCTGTACGTCAACTCTTCGCTTATAAGGCATGCTATAATCAAACCACATGATTCACACACGAGATCACTCGTATCTCTTAAATGATAAACTGTACTCCCGGGGCAGTTTGGACACTCCTCTGATTTTTTAATAATTGGTCTATCAACGTTAACTTTTTCAACATCGATGAGATAATCATTGAATATATCTTTTCTCTGTAAACCTACGGTTTCTTTACAATTAAATATGTTATCAGTAGAACTTTCCTGTTTTGAATCGATTGTATATTGATTCATATATGGCATACATTGTATTATATACTGTGACATTTCATTTTCATATAAACTTTTATTACTTGGTTCTTTTTCTATTAGTTCTTTCCAGTTTTGAATTTTGTTGTTATACCTACTTAAAAAATTACCTTCCATATAATAACTATATAGAATGATATTCAATCTTTTAACTAATGTTATTATTTGGGTATACGACTGTTTTAAATTTATAGTGAGTAAACCAGATTATGAAATTATACATACGTCGATGGAATATTTCACTAATGAAATCATACCGGATGAAGATACGTTAGACGACTTTTGGTACGGTGAGTATAACGAATGGGATGGTTATTCGATGTCACATTACAAATCTCTGAATGGAATAGATTATAAAAATACATCTATACCTGAAAATGTAGAAAAAACGATTATTAGGATAAAATATTGGTACAGGGATAAAGTGTACAAATACATAACGTATGATATGAACCACGAATGGCCACCTATGAAAAAACCTGGTATTACATTTAACATGCCAATGTCAAGTGTACATCTACTTGATTCGCACGATAAACCTGTAAGAGACCTATTAAATAAAATTAGAAGATACGCCGGACCAAGGAACGATTTTCATAATCAGAAAGTTATGATTAAAGACATGTTATATTACGACGAAGAAACTTTAAAAGAAGAGTATCCAACGATACGTTTAAAAAATATTATTGGGATTGTAAAAAATTTAGAGACATCTTCATCGTATATTACAGATTTTCGGATACCTTAGTTGCCAAATAAAATTTTAAGTCTCCTAAATTTGCAACATTATACTTTAAAATTAAAAACCTGTTTTGATCTTCTTGCATAATTTGAACCGTTGAACACATACCGGTTGCTTTTGTAAAAATGTTCATGTATCGAAGTGAATATATACCCGATATTTCGGGACTTTCTTCTATACACTGGATTATAGTTTCTTGATTTGCAAAGTCACCGTTACAATATAATTTCATAGTATTGCCTACCCTTGTTATTTCAATATCGTTTCCTATATTGAACATATCTCTACATATTCTTTGAAAATCGGAAGATGGCATTGGTGTTATAGTTGTCATATTCATAGAGGGTACTTCAATTTGATTTTCATTTATATCGAGAAGCTTCAAATCAAATTTCGTACACGTTTTCTTAGTTTCGCTATGTATTTCTATATGCATATATTCCCGACAATTTATTGATAATACAAGAACATCCGTGTTTGATATAGATTTAAGTAGTTTAAATGTATTTGATACGTTTATACCGGCTATAATTTCGCTATCACAATCGTATTCTTCAAAATTATCAGCTGATAAAAACATATCTACGAGAGATGTTCGTGCGGTATCTAGAGTGACTATATACACTCCATCTGGTTTGAAATATATATTAACATCGTTAAGTATATCTTTGAGTACTTCAAAAGTTGATTTAATAGCAGAAGCTTGTATAGTGGCTAACTTCATTTAGATTTAAAATGTAATCATTTCTTTATACTAATTTTTAGTATCCTGTGTATGCGAAGTGTATGCTTCATTAACACTCTTGTTTATCTTAGCTTCGAGTTCAGCTGTCATTGGGGGCTGTAAAGAAACACCATAATCATCAAGACCAAACATTTCATTTGTGTTTTCACCCTCTTCTAAAGTTGTCATATTACACTCACCGAATCCACACATTTCAAGTTCTTTAACCGGTAATAACGAATCTAACCAGTTTTTTATTTCGTTACCCACTAAAAGTTTGCCATTTTTAGTTAACATTGTTGGTACCCTGCTTATTTTATTCCTATACTGAGGAGGTATACCACGTTCATTAATATTATGATAAGATACAATGTTTTTCAGTTGATTATTTTTTTGTATATAATCAATTATATCTAAACTATGGTTACAATGTGGGCTATATATCAAAAGTGACATTCTAAAATTACGTGGTAAAAAAATATTGTGAATAAAATCACAATAAATTAAAAAATAAAAATAACAATTAATACTAAATGAATAAGATCATTGTTGTTGTAGTCTTTCTCCTGATAGTACTATACGTATCCAGGAGAGAGGAGAAATACGGTGGTAAAAATGACTTGTTTGAATCTGACGAACCAACAAGATTGGCTGAATACAAAGAGAGTGAGGATGCTATAGTTATAACACACGATCTAATGAACGAAATCGTTTTACAATCTAATAAAGCCATTTCTAAAAGAACGGGTTTATGTACTTATATTATCGAAACAACAAGCATGAAATTATATAAACACAAAACTACCAGTGGTAAAATTTTTAGATGTATGTTTATGGTTGCAAAATACGGTAATAAGGGTTTTGATTTTGGTTTTTCTATAGTCGTTGACGTGCGCGTTATAAACGAAGGTCCTCGGTTGGAAGTTCCAGGTGTTGGTCAAAAAACACAAGATATAATAGAAGTAACCGAAAAAAACATTAGAGATAAATTAGTTAAGGGTTTAGAAAATTTAAATGAAATGGAAGAGATTATGCTTAAGAAGGATCAGAAAAATTTAATGAAATTTAAATCTGCTAATAAAGTCAAGATCGAAGATAAACCAAAGGTTGCTATATTATCTATACGTTCTCAACCAATTGATGTACTTTTACCAGAGAATGATAAACCGTTTATTAATCCAACAAAACCACAAGAATTTGAAGACTATTTACGTGTAAAGGGTAACGAGGTAGAGTATATTAAAAATACAGATTTGATTCAAAAACAAGTCACGAGTGCCGAGGAAATGTATGGTACCCCGAAAAAGGTTGACGTCCCTGTAATACCACAAAAAAGAGTTGGAACTGGTTTGATCGAAAAACTGAGGGATACTGTCAAAAAAAATAAATCAGTCCTATTGTAATGATCAGTATAGATGATATATCAAAAATAGCTGAAAAAAGAAATAAACTGAAAAAAGAAACGTATACGAAAATATATGAACAGATAACTAAGAAAATAAGACAATCTGTTGATATGGGGAACAAATATCTATTTGCACAAATACCTTCGTTTGTTATGGGGTACCCACAGTTTGATAGAATAAAAGCCATGCATTATATAATTAGACAGTTTCAAATAGGTGGTTTCATGGTACAAATGGTCGGTGAATTTGAAATATGTATATCTTGGCGACCTACAAAAAAGAATAAGTCTAAAGAAGAAAATAATCAAGAAGATGAATCGTACGAAGATTTCCCAACACTCGTAAACTTAAAAAAAGCTGCAAATAAATACAGGACAGCGCGATAATTGGTTCATAAAAAAATTCCCCTTTATCATAAATGGATAACCTTAACATACTCGTAGAAGCTAAAAGAGAATATCTCGGTCAGCTATGCATTCTCATGTGCCCGGTTATGATAGAGACGTTTGAAGAAATGTATGAAGAAGCATACAAATTATCTAAGGGGAGAAAGGTTCTTGTAATGTACCAAAAACTTCTCAAGGAAGTACCCAACTGGAGTGATGCCATGTCTAAACAACACTCGGATAACATTGCGAATAGATGCGCGTGGTTTAATGATTTACTCGCAGCAGTTTTTGTAAGTTGTGTAAAAATATTATCAGCTGTTCGATTAAGCAAAGATAATAAAAAAATATCACTTAAACTTCCTACAAATGAAGTGTTTATTCAGATGTGTCATAACAAAGCCGCAGAATCCTTGTACAATGATCCGTATATATATCACGAAGAACAAAACGAACATTCGAGAAACGACAAACTTTTTGAACGATTTTCGGTATGTATAGAAAATGCTGTAAAAGAACTCATCCCTGTTCAACAAATTTTACAGACTTATATGTCTCAAACACAAGAAGGGCAAGATTTGGATTTAGGGGATGCCGAAGTGGGTGATTCTGAAGATCCAGAACTTTTGGAAGGTGATCAAGAAGAAGTTGCGAGTGAACCATTTGAAAGTGAAACTCAAAACGGTATGCCAATGGAAAGTGAACAATCAGAAGAAATGGGTATGGGTATGGAAACGGATATGAATATGGGTGAACAACAAGAACAACCCATGCAAATGTCTGACGATGAAGAACACATGGAAACAAACATAAATCAACCACCATCTTCTTTTTACAATAACGAATTCAAAACTATAAACACTAACGACAGACAACAGGTACAAAACCGCGACGAAGGTGTTTTATTTCCAGACGCACCCGATGCCCATAGAAAAAAACCTCAATTATATTAAATGGAGTTCGAAGACTATTTAAGAGACCCAGCATGGGCCGGAATAATTGCTGGCTTTATCACAGCAGGATATATACATTTTAAAGCAAAATTAAATAACGAAGGTAAGCTCGCCATGAGTGCATACACAAAACCAGCTGCACTTGTCGCAATATTAGTTTTTTTGATAGTATCTAACGGTTTGGGTAAGAAAGAGACTATATCATCTGAACCATTTTAAATATAACTTAAAGATAGTATTAGTATACTTATTACAAAAATGACGTCAGTAACAGCTTTCAATGAAATGATGGGTCAGTTCATCGATGAATTACAACAGACTTTCCCAGAAGAGAAAGGATTAAAAAAATGTAGATCTGCATTTGATCTTATGAAAGATACCAATCCAAGATTAGTCGTCGATGGTTTCATGTCTAATGTAATGCCATACGCGGATAAAATTTCGTCGAAAGATGAAACATTTTTTATCAACGAATCTAAAAATCTCGATTTTATGAAAGGTGTTAACTTGAAACAACATTGGGGAGGGTGTTCCGAAAATACAAAAGATGCTATCTGGCAGTACGTACAAACCCTCTATATGCTCGGTACAACTATTAAAACTATACCAGCCGACACACTTAACATGATTGAAAAAGTTGCTAAGCAATGTGCTGATAATATGGGCGACGATGCCAATAGTATGGACGAAGCTCAACTTATGAAAACAATGCAAGGCATGCTCGGTGGAATGTTAGGCAACGGTAAAAAATAAACTCCTATTATATAAATGACATCGTGGTTCGACGATCCCAAACAACTCATTCGTACAGATAAAGTTTTAAATTTTTGGCCATCCAGTACACAATCATCAGAAGAACGTGTAAATTCGGCAGCACGTTTTATAATTTATGCAACTTGTATAATATATTTAATAAAAAGAGATGTGCGTATATTTGTTATAGGCGCCACTGCACTAGGTGTACTTTACATAATGGAAAAATCTAATATGGTTAAGGAATCCCTTAACAGAACAAACCAACCAGAATACAAATATGGACAGTGTCAAATGCCAACAAAAGATAATCCCATGGGAAATGTTCTCATGTCGGATTTTGGAGACAGACCAGATAGACCATCATCTTGTTATTATCCAACAGTACAAACAAGTGTTAATAACTTAGTAACCGACGGTGTTAAATATGGACCAGCTCGATCGAGATCTTCAGCACCAGAACATCACAGAAATGCCATGTCTAGACAATTCGTATCTGTTCCAGACGTTGCGTTAACAGCAGACTCTCACTATGAGTTCATACATGGTAAGAGAGAACAAACGTGTAGACAAAACCCACGCATGTGTAATCCAGATGCAAGAGGTGTACAACTCGAAGCATTCAGAGGTTTAGATCCAGATGGAGATTCCCGTGTCCATGGAAGTAGAGCACCGGCTAGCTTTTCCCCTTAAAAATTGTTTTTTTACTTATTAGTAGATACTCGATTTGCTTAAACAAAATCTTTTGTAATAGTAAATGGCGTACCAACTCCAACCAGGATTGAAAATAGTCGAAGACAAAGCTATCCCAAATACATGTGCGACTGAAGAGGTTTTTTTATACCCCCAGCCCAGTACACTAAACTATGGTTCATCGAGACCAAATACCATGTTATACGGAACTGCCCCATACATGGCAGGTAAGGGATCCCCAGCCCAATATATAGAGACAAGTGACATACTTCGTCCACAATCAACGACGAGATTCAATAAGGTTTTAGCAAAGACTTACGAAAAAAATTTTCATCCACTTCAACATGTCGAGTGTAAAGTTCCACTCCGAACTCAAAGTTACGAACCCGCGAGTACACGTGCCGATGTACAAAATGGTATGTTCGGTAAAAGGTACATGAATAAAAATGTTAATAAGAAATAAGAATGGCTGACCCATTATCGATTTTTGCTATTGCAGGATTAGTTTATGCAGGTCGTAAACTCAGTAAAAGTTCAGACGAACAATATACTCTCCAAGCTGCTCAAATAGCAGACCAAGTCGACGTTAGACCAGAATCTAATAGAAATGTAACTATAGACGATGATTTTTTGGGACAAACTTCACCCCTTGTAGAATCAGAATATATGTCTAAAACTGAAGTTTCGTCGTTTGGTGATATATCTCAACAAGGTAGATCATCGGGTGGTGAAGTCTTAGAAATGAGAAATAGAATGTATGATGGAGGAATTATGAATAACCTTTCACCAATTGAAAGAACAAATGTAGGTCCAGCTCTTGGCGTTGGTCCAAATGTACCCGCTATAGGTGGACATCACCAACTTTTGCGTATTAACCCAGAAAATGTCGGTGCATATAGATTAACAACTTTACCAGGGAGAAGTGGTCCCGCCTTTGACGGTAAAGGTGGTCGAAGAGGTATTGCTGGAGAATTAGGTCATAACAGACCTGAGAAAACTGCGTATCTCCCAGATCGTCTTCCAAATACGGGTGGTAGAGCACAGGGATTTTCCGGTAGAACAGTGCGAAATGAACATGAAAGAACAAAAAGAACAACAAACAGATCAGAAACTGGTTCTAGAACAGATACACTTTCTACAGCATCAGCAAAAAGAACAGTTTCGGCACTTACTAGAGCTGCTGAACCAACTAGAAACAAAAAGGATGGTAACATGGAAGCTTACCAATACCAAAATAACCCAGCACCAGGTATTCATAAATTCAGCCACGGTTACTTAAATTCGCCAGGTTCTAAAATCGGTGAAAAGCGTGTATATGGGGATGCATACACATCGAGTGAACTTGGTAAATACGGATTTAGACCAGACGATAGAAGAGGTAAAGCGGGTCGCGCAGCTGGTCCAGGTCGTATGAATGTTCGTGCCGATCCACTTAACCAAGGTGGTATGGTGACGAGCGTTCGTTCTGATACGACACGTATAGATGGTCGTGTAAACTCAGCAGACGGTGGATGGACACAACATTACAAAAACAATGATTATCATCAATTCAATGCTTATAAAGGTAATGTTAACCCTAACAGTACCCAGGATAGTTTGGGTGTTGCTAAAAGACAACTCCAAAATAACCCACTCTCGCATAGCCTCTGTTAAATAAAAATGAAAACATCAAGTTAAAACACTCATTAAAATAATACTCCGTTATTTTAATGAAGGTACATACCTTAGATATAGATAGTGGAGAACGTGACCCTGTATCTTATCCTAATCCAAGTGATTATATTGTTAATTTAAAAACACCTATTTACAATGTCAGTAAAATATCATTAATATCAGCACGTATTCATAATAGTCAATATCTCATAAACGATAGAAACAATACATTCACTATTAATAGTTCATCTACTAATTATGATATAACGATACCAAATGGAAACTATGACGGTAAAGATTTAGCTTCGAATGTCGTTGTGAATTCAAATAGCATGTTATCTGGATCTACGTACGATAAAGATACGAATGCTATAACATTTGAAGGTCCAAATCAGTTCAGTTTTGATTTTTATAACGGTAAAAACGGGTATAAATCAACCGTGAGTGGTAAAACAACACCACACGATGTATTGGGTCTAACTGCAAGTAACGTATTTTCTACATCCACTTCTCCTTATAAAATGGAAACTGGTAGCGTTAATTTACAAGGTGCAGATGCTATTATAGTGAAATTGAGCAGTGGTTCTGACGATTTTAATAAATCTATATTTTCAGATTTACCTTTTTACACTGGTCGAATACTTCTGTGCGGTGATGTTATAAATTATTCGGGTGTGGACGATGCGGTAGAACACAATTTTGATTCGGGTAAACATAAAACGATATCGAAGTTACGTGTTCAATTTTATTATAGTAGTAATAATCGTTTAATACCTTATAATTTTAGAAATGCAAATCATATATTAAAACTTGCCGTTACGTGTTCGACTGATAAATTTGTTAATATACCTAGATTATCTAACGAAGAAACCAACGAAGAAATTATATCCGAGACTTTAAAAACACCTATGAATATCCTCGAAAAAGAAGAAGAGGATAGTCATAAATGGGATGCATTTATATCTATATTTTTATTAGTTTCTATGGCAATATTTTTATTACTTGTTATTAAAAAACCCCAAAAAGTTACTTCGTAATAGCGAAGACTGGTTGTTGTGGTCTTTGTACCTTAGAAGACACTCTAGAGATCGCCAAGTAGACGAAGATGGACAAGAGAGTGGTGAACAAGGCAGTGAGCGTGTAGTTCATGCCTCCGTTCTTGTTAACTTTGACAACTTGGTTGACGACCCATCTCACCAAATCGACCCACGAAAGGGCGGCGGCAAATGAGAAGCCAGCAACGATAGCGTTGAGGGATTGACCTTCGAGTTCACGGGCGACGAGCATAGCAGTTTCTTGAGCAGACATTTTTTATACTATAAATGTAGATTTTATTCTGGGAACAAAGTATCTTCGAATAAAATTTTTTTATACTTTTTAGTGTTTTTTAAATACCCCTTAAGCATTTTAGGTTTACTTTCCCCTGAAGAAGACGATTCAGTTTCGGATTCAGTTTCAGTTTCAGTATCGGATTCACTTTCACTTTCATCTGAGCTATCACAAGATATTTTGAAAAATGATGATTCGATGTTAGATCCCTCTGGGTTAGAGGTGTTCATTACTATCTATAGCATTTTTTAACATCTGTTCTGTCGGGTTTTTCGGCACCCATTCTTCCCAACTATCATACGCCATGTTCATTTTAACATATTTGTATTCTCTACCTGAATACCTCGTAAATTCAATATCTTCTTCATCTTCATTTATAATTTCGAGTTCATCTTCACTATCCGTATCTTCTTCGTATATTTCTGGGAAAAGAGACCCTGTATTTTTACCGACCTGGTTCATAGCACAGTACTTCATAGCGTATTCCATATCTTTACCAAGAAGTATATCTCTACCACACGCTTTTGCGTACCCTGCTGCGAGTACCATCGCCTGCTCTAAAACTGGTTGTATAATATTTAATGCGGAACCCTGTATTTGTTCCTGTATAAGTAAAGCTGCATCATTTTCTTGTTGAAATGACATTTTAGTAGAGTAATTTTGCAATACCGTTCTCCACTTGGAGTATATTGTAACTTTGTGCCAAAACTCTAAGTTCTCTTTCAGCCTCATTATCCGGTGTTGTTGTAAGTTTGAGTATTTGGTCTTTAATTAAACTGAAATTGACCTGACCTGTTGGGTACCATCGTTCGGGTTCTAAAGCGAAACTATACGAATAGTACCTTCTACATAGTTGTGTTCTTGTATGGTGTATACCACTTTGAACCGCGCGTAAATTTACAACTTCACCAGCCGCTCCACTAATAACATCGGTATCGTCTAAGGTTAAAGAAAGTTTTTGTAAATTCTCAAAGTTCGTATATTCGTCAGTGGTACCAAATACTTGAAAAAGGGAATCGTAATCAAAATTAGTAACAAATACAGGATTAGGGTTCGAAGAATAAAGATCTACCTTTCTAAGTCTTTGAATTATAAAAAAAAGTTCCTTTACGGGGTTTTTAAAATTAAGTCTGTGTGTTGTATTTACTACACTGTTTAGATTTGCATCTTGGGGTATTATATCCTTAACTTCTTGAATTTGTGTAATTGCATAACTTGTTTTTTTAGATTTTATCTTATCCTTTTCGTCTTGTACTAACGATACCATTTCGGTCGTTATTTTCATGTCCTTAATGAGACCTTTTGTTTGAAAATAATCACTCAAATAATAAACTTCACTATTTGCAGAGTGGTATCCCCATACACAATCACTAAGTTCTCTAAGTTTAATAACAATTTCAATTTCCTGTTTATCTATTGCAAATACAGGAATGGCAAGTTCAGGATTATTGTAAAAGTAAAAAGGAATATCGACGAAAAATTTCTGGTTAGATGTAGCGACTCCTAAATACCCTGCTATACTTGTATGTTTAACCTTTGTACCCGACAATTCTCCCGGGGGTTTTCCAATAAGTTTAGCAAGGTTTTCCTGTTTTGTATGCGATACGTAATTATCGAAATAAATCGCTAAAAAATCGCTCGGTATTCTTTGAATTGTTTTACCACCAATTAGTATTTCGGCATACTCAATAATAGCGTGTCCTATAGACTCGACGTATCCTATACCTTCTAGACCAGCTACTAAATTTTGTTGTATGCTAGATAACTCAAATTTCAAACTCACGGTTTTGAGAAGATCACCTTGATCTTGTGGTATGGTACACCTTATAGTGTTACCAAATTCCACTTCACCTTCCACGTCTAAATCTGTAAAAAAAGGTGCAAAATTAGTATGTTTTTGAAAATTTTTTACGAAGTATGTGTATTCTGGATCATCCGTAAAAAAGGCGTCCTGTGGACCAGATATTTCTAATTGAACACGACCAGCCATTACTAGTATAACTCACTAAAATTTTAAACCACCAAGTCCGCTTTCTATTCTTAACACGTTATAGTTTACTCCATACACATACACCTTGTGACCAAAACTAGCGTCTGGTGTATCGAGTTCTATTTCGATTAAATTGTGTGCTATTCTACTCATATTAACTTGACCGGTCGGGTAATACGTTTCGGGTTTCATTGAAAAACTATACACACCGAAATTACCGTTTGTTATTCCCGTGTAATATTTCAATGGTTGTTCGTAACACAACATTAAAGTATCTGCGTCGATGATTTTATTATTGTTAAATTTCATGGTAACGTGTTTTATCGTTTCGTATTTATGTAGATCATCACTTATCGCTACAAAAAACATTTCCTTTACCGGGTGTTTAAAATTTAACATACCTGATTTCTTAGATACACCTGGGTTAAACTTAAACTGTGACATTTGAATTTGTGATATAACGTATTCGATTGGTCGAGTTTTTAAGAAACTTTTTTCATTCTCGGTTATGAAAAAGAAATCGGAAATCAGTGATACTTTTTTGATAGACGATGAAACATTTGGAGGTGGATCTGATATCGCATTGTTAGACCTTGTATATGTTAGAACAACGTCGTCCAATTTTTTAAATTTTATTTCGACCTGAACTTGTTGTTTATTTAGTGCGCATACAGGTATTGCTAAACTTGGATGCCTTAAAAAGTAAAAGGGTAATAAAATATTATAATCCCAGTCGTACGATACATTTATGTAATTTCCATGCCCGGCTAAGAAGTAAAGGGTTTGTTTTATATCATCTTCGTTACTGTGTATATTGTTATACATGTATATGTAGTCCCCGGTCAAACGCTGTATAGTCTGACCACCGATACGTAAATCGGCGTATTCTATTATTTGAGCACCTATAGATTCTCTATAACTTACTATTTTAAGGTCTATTTGACCACCCATACCGGGGTGTACAGAACAGTAATAGTATAATGTTGATGGTGTACTTGAACTATATGTTGGTGTAAAAGTAACCGTAGCTGTACCCGGATTCGTAACACCCGTTGTATAATCTCCAAATAAAGGTACACTAAATCTATAAGCTTCACCACTAGACTGTCTCAGAGATACTTTACCTGGGTACGTTGTAGTATCAACACTATTCGGGAAAGCATCAGTTGCATCGTTATCAGACCAGGTAAAGGGAGATACTTTCAAAACCTTTATCGTGTTAAATGATGGTGTAGATGGTACTGCCCAGTTGTTTGCTGAATTTTCCCATAGTTTATAAACATAATGCGTTGCTGTATCCAAACTTGTGTATCTCTTATAATTGTAAAGAGTACCGACACCGTCAACGGGTGGTAATTCGTCGGGTGGGTTACCATCGGGTGATCCTGCAAATCTAAATGGGTGTGTTGGACTTGCATTGTTGAAGGTATACGTCGTACCTTCGTAAAGTGTGAGTGTCGCCTGTTGATCACCGTCTATAAAGTATTTACCACCTGATTCTGAAACTGTAAACGTTTTATCCGGTGCCGTTGGTCTAGGTAAAGTAAATTTAAGCATCATACTTCTAATAAGATCGCCCTTATTCATTGGTATGTTACACTCAACGGATGTATCGAAATTAGGATCACCATTGAACGGGGTTTCTATGGCTTCTATTGAAAATTTTGTGTGTCGTTTAAAATTCATTAGGAAATATGAAAATTCAGGTTCACCAGTAAGCCATTGGTCCTGGATACCAGTGACAGCAAGGTTTAGTTTACCAGCCATTCTTACTTTATGTGAGTAAAATTTTATAAATTAAAACGAGGCATTATGATAGATGAATCTTCAATTGAAAAAGTTCAAACCTGAAACCATGGCTGATGATAAAGTATGTGTTTTTATAGGTAAACGTAATACCGGTAAATCTACACTCGTTACTGATATTTTGTATCACAAAAAGCATTTACCAGCAGGAATAGTTTTATCTGCTACAGAGGAAGGTAATCATTATTATCAACAGTATATACCCGATCTTTTCATATACGGTGATTACGATAGAGAAGCTATCGAACGCGTTATGGATAGACAGAAAAAGCTTGTTGGTGCCGGTAAGTCAAACTGTGGTGCATTTCTTCTTTTAGATGATTGTATGTATGATTCCAAATTCATGAAAGATACTTGTATCAGACAATGTTTTATGAACGGTCGTCACTGGAAGATATTTTTCATGTTAACCATGCAATATTGTATGGATCTTCCTCCAGCTCTCAGAGCAAATGTTGATTACATTTTTATTTTGCGTGAAAATATAATTCAAAATCGGGAGAAATTGTATAAATCATTCTTTGGTATTTTTCCAACGTTTGAAATGTTTAATAAAGTCATGGATTCGTGTACAGAAAACTACGAGTGTTTAGTTTTAGATAATACGTCTAAGAGTAATAGAATAGAAGATTGTGTATTTTGGTACAAAGCAACACTTCGTAAGAATTTTAAAGTGGGTGCACCTCAATATTGGCAAACCCACAAAAAGATGTTTAATCCTAGACATGGTAATATGAAATTGGGTGATCGTAACGCAGTTAAAAAAACGACGGCATTAAAAGTTATTAAGAAAAAATGAATAGTTTACGAATTTTATCGAAACAATTATTACAGAAAAAAATTATAACACCGTTAGTTTATCCAGCGTACAATGAAATTACACCAGGTGGTGGTGAAAGTGATGAAGGATACCGTATATTGGTTGATATTTGTCATAGTACAAAAACCATATACGTAGATGAAGACATGTGTGACTACGATAAGTTAAACGATTTACCACGAATTATAAAAACGTTTGGGTGTTTATACCCTAAATACAAACTAAT